ACGTCTAAAGCCCTTGCCTTCAGCCGTTAGCTTAATGATTGGATCATCGGGTGTACCAAGTTTAGATGAGATGAAATTCTTAACAACTTTATTCTCAACCCAATTATCAAAAGCATCAAGCTTTTTCATGTACTCTGCAGGCGTTGCAACGTAATGATCGCCAATAATCTCTTTTGCCTCATTGGTTTTCAAAAATGCATCAAGCTGCTGATTGCGAACGTTGTTGTAAGCTTCATCAGTGTTAAATCGTGCTTTAAATGCTTCCTGTATAGTTCCGTTTCCTCTGTTGCGATCAAACTCGGGATACAAACTTTTTTGGTAATTGCGCCAATGCTGAGTCCAAGCTTGCTCTAAATTAAGGCTAACATCCCGCGGTAGTAATTCAGTGTAATCAGCTGCGGGCATATATGCACCTGCCCAGACTTGCCCTTCTGAATAAGGCCCTCTTAAATGTGGCAGAGTGTACGTATAACCTACGTCGTTCTTAAAAGAGCGTAACAACTCCATTGTGCTATCTTGACCAGCCAACTCACCGAGGTTTAAAGCTGAACGATTAGTCTCAGGTGGATATTGTGGCTGCACAACACGAGTGCCTGTAGGTCTAACCGCGCCTGATTGGCTTTCCAGTAACAAGCCTAGGTCTTGTCTATTTTGTGGAAAAGCCTCAGCAGTTGCGGCAATACCCTTACCAAGCTGCGCGCCAATTGTAGGCTCATCCATAATGTTGCGGCGTGTAAGACCTTTTTGCTGCATGCGTATATCTGTAGGAATGTCTTTTATTTCGCCTAAGCGCATACCGGTACGAGCACCCGCAACTTGCATAGCTTCAGGCGTCATCAATGGACGACCTGGCGTAACGGGCCATAAATGCGGAGCCTTGGATTCCTCAAACAACTTACCTAATGTTCCTACAATGTCTTGCCCGCCTTCAGTGCGAGGCGTATAGGTCATGGCTTCAATGGTGTCTTTGACAACGTCTTTGTTAACGTCAGGCGAAGGCGGACGATTAAATACTTTAGTACTAATGGCTTCAGGCACAGCTCTTGCCATGCCATACAAAGCACCGGCTGGCAAAGCTACTGAGCCTGTGCCTAAAGTTGCAGCTGCTTCGGCAGGTGCGCGTAAAGGCTCGGACAGGCGAGTTGAGACATTGAACGCAGGCAGTGCGCCATAAGCTTTCTTAGTGGCATTAATAAGCTTATCGGCATACGATTGTGGCTGTGGAGGAAAACGCTGTGATGTGTCTGACTTTGGTTGCATGCCCTCGATGTATTGCCGCTCAAGCATGTTTCGTATTTCAGGCGACTGGCGATCCAAGTCTGAAACTTTTGCACGTTGAGGAAGCGCCGGTACTTGTGACTGGTCGCGTTGGCGACGGCGAGCTTCTTCAAGCGCCAATGCGTATTGCATTTCATAGTCTTTGAGCTCAGGCGATCCAGGCTCTTGCAATGCCGATAGCAAACCTGCAAACTCATCCGTTGCCATGCTTAATCCTCATTGTCATAACAATCAAACATACTCGTATTATCGTTGCTTGTTAATCATGCTTTTGTCGTATTTGATGACATCATATTCAGCTTCAGGCTTTCCAAAAAGCGTTCGTGATTCAATTGCTTGTTCTTCAGAATCAAAAGGCCACGTGTTTACTGCTTTGCCTGTAGTCTTATTTATGATATACCAACCTGGATCTACTATTTTTACTTCATATGGCGCAGCAATTGATGATATGTCTGTGTCGTCTGCGTATTCACCAAGATTTGTAAGTGGCTTGCCTTCCAGTCTATTTCTAATATTTTCTTCAATAAATGCTTCAAATGGCCCGATAAAATCTTGTGCTATGCCCCAAACGCTTTCGCCAGCTCCACTTAATTCATGTGTAGCAACATTAAAGATTTCATCATATAATGTTTTATTTGTCTTAGGATTGTCCTCATAGTCACGAGGAAGATAACTTGTAATAAATTCATTTTCCAATTCAGCATACGCATCCATTGCAGCCTCAGTTATATCATCGTCTGTCGCGTCACTGGGTAAGGTTTTGACAATGTTCGAAATAACAGTGTCCATCTTTTCGTCAGTAAGAAACTCTTTTACTATATCAAGAGCTGATTCTGTATCCCCTTCACGCACGATGCCTCGATATAAGCCATCCATGTGACTTGAGATTTGATGTAAAGGTGTAAGCATAGCATCTTCATTAATCCCATGCGCACGAAATACATTGGCAGGAATACCTGACTCAGCAGCAAGCTTATCAACATTAAGCAGATCGTGGTATACTTTATTGATTTGCGCATCTAACTCAGGGTCAAGTGGATCCATGTACGGATCAAGAAGATGAAATATTGTGCTGGGCTCTTCGTCAAGCAATTCAACGTATTCGGGCCTTTCATCTTTAAGAATGCTTTTCAATTGATCAACAGCATCATGAAATGCAGAACTCGACAATTGCTTTTTGACAAAGTCAGCAGCAGTACTGGCAAGCATGCCACTGTCATAAGTTTCTTTGTCGGTAAGCGCCAAAGTAAGCGGCGACTCATTAAATGTACCTAAGTCAAGCTTAGGTCTAAGGGCTTGGCTTGCAGCCGACTTGGCTGCTGCTTCCAAGAACCCACGGCGCGTCATAGGCGTATTAAGCGCTTTCTCAGCCAAAGTTTCCAACACACCCGGTTGCTGCTGTTCAGATGCGGGTGCAGAAGGCGCAACATTAGGAGTTGGAGGCATAAGCGCCTCCGGACTTGGCTGTGAAGGTACAACAGGCAAACCACCTGGCTTTGGAGCCATAGGTGAAGGTATGACAGCAGGTAATTGATCCTGCATTGGCAGCTTAAAGAATGCTCGTCTTGATGGGTCAGCCAATTCAACCGGTGGGGGCTTAGGCGGCTTTTTACCAAAGATCCCAACTTGTTGCATGTTTGGATCTCGTTGGAACATATCCATGCCGTCATTGCCGTAAACCGGTTCATCTTGCATAAGCATTTCAGCTCGCATACGAGCTAAGTCAGGCGCATCAGAGGGCATAAGGATTGGTCCTTCGCGGTCGCTCGTCAAATTCATCGTCATCATACACCGGATCGATGTTTATGAACCCCATGTCTCGTAAAATACGTAATGCTTGTGTGACGGTATCCAATAAATCGTCATGTCTGACTTCGGGGTAAGCACAAAGCTGCGTGATAAGTGGCTCGGCCCAATCACGAGCACAGCCTTCATTCTTTAGACTTTCAGGTATGTAAACACGACCACGTTGGATGATAGGTGCCACAATGTTAAGTCGTGTCATCTTATCGGCACTGCCTGGATTGTACGCTCTAACAGGCAGGCCGGCTCTTTGCAAGTCTTGCAAAAGACTAATACCGGCTGACTTGTCTTCGATTAAGATGAGATCGACCTTTTTGCCATGCCCAAACTCATTGGGGTCGCCATACACGATAGTGGACTCTTCAACGACCTTAGGTCTTAAGTCCGGATACTGCATGTACTCTTCCCAGCAGTCAATGAGCATGACACTGGTGGGCTTATCCGGTCCGGGCTTAAATACACCCCATACGCTGCAGGCCGTAGGATCATTGTGCGTTTTATCCGAAGTGGCACAGTCATATGATTGCACGACATAATCAAACTGGGGCAAGGGCTTTTCAGCGCCCCAAAGTTTGAACCAATCCCGTTTGATAATGCCTGACTCCTCAGGGTCGATGATCTCTGCATAGATCTCTTGACGACCAAGCTTTGTGCCTTCATACTGGAGAATTTGCTGCTTAAATGTAGTTGCTAAGTTGTGAATGTTGTCATACGTTGAGGCCGATGTATAGATTACGTCCTCGCCATCACGGTTAACCAAGTCCACAATCAAAGGCTTTGGCTTTGGAGTGGTGGTACATAGAAGGCGAGGCGCATCGCCTAATCGCATGCCAAATTGAATCATGTCCCATGCGTCATCAAGGTATTCCCAAGCTGCCAGCTCATCAAGCCAACCACCATGAAACTGTGGGCCTCGAAATCTTGAAGGCTCCGAAGCTGGAATGCCTTTGATCAATGAGCCATTGATGAGGTAAATCTCATGCAAGCTTCGTGTGTAATGGTCAATAATCTGCTCGGGTATGATGGACATAAGACCTGAGTCGCCTTCGAAGCATACGTCGCGGACGTCCGATGACGTAGGTGCTGAGACCAACCACCGAGTCTTTGGCTTAGTCCAAGCTTCGTTCCAAGTCCACTCAGCAGCTGCACGCGTTTTGCCTGCGCCTCGACCTGCCAGCAAGAGCCAAACACGCCACCACTCGCCTTTAGGTGGTATTTGATGCGGGTTGGCAATGCGAAGCCATTTGATTCGCGCAGCCAATGCTGCTTGCTTTTCTGGAGTAAGTGTGTTGAGATGTGGCGTATTGCGAATACGCTCAACAAACTTACTTTCCAGAGTTTGACTTAGCATCCTCTTGTCTCATGTTAAGCAGATCGTCAATCAAGCTTTGTGAAAAGTCCAAAGTCACGTCGTGTTGAATGGCTCCGCCGCCAGGTCCTGTATGCTCAACCTTTGAGTTCTCACGATACTCATTGGGGAACCTTGCCGACATGGACCGAGACCAAAGACCTGTGTTCAGTTTGGGCCCGCCTTGCGTTTCGATCACATGCGTATTGGCCAAGTTCTCCCAGTAAGCAAGCGCATAAAGACGTGCTTCTTCTAAAGCCGCCCGAAAATCGTCATGCGCGCCTTCCCAGTTTTGAAGATTACGCCACCCGATATTTAGTGTCGCAGCGATTTGCCAACGTGAAAAGCCTTGCTTGCCGAGAGGTGGAATCTTCTTACAAATTTCAGGATCGTATTTTGTGGGGCGACCGAGATAGGCGCCGGATGGAGATTGCGTTTTGGTAACCATGCAAAACCCTTACGTTATGCAGTTAATATGACGATGATTGTATTCAATTCTCATGCAGGATGTACATAATAATGGCTTAAGACGTGTTAAAGGCAAAATTACAAAGAAAATTACAACTCACGGAAACTCTTTTATATACGATGCACATATATATAAATATAAAAATATAAATTCTTATAGTAATATTGTAATTTTGTATCAATCCTTAAGAATCAAACACTTAGCGGTTACAAAACAGTAACCAAATTACTAAAAACTGCCTTCAGTGCCCAATTCTCGCTGTATTTCTCTCTCCGTATCACGAGCAGTCTCAGCCCAATCTCCGTGCATTTTTCCCGGTGCCTTGATTTTTGTAATTCTCAGTATCGTGTATCGACTGGTCTTGCCTCCCACCGTGATAGGCCTTGCCGGTTCCACGTCACCAAAAGGTTGCAACGCCTTTTTAATGTATTGCACCTTAGGCCGAGCGTCGTGGCCCCATCTTTCGCATAGCACCGCAAGCTGCGGAGCTGTGAAAGCTCCCACACCACCTAATCGTTGTTCAGTCCACTCGGCCAGTTCTTGGCAAAAGGCTTCTATAGGGGTTTTGCTCAGCTGTATGGCAACTTGCTTATACTCGGTCATCGGAGCCGGTGCATAAGGGTCAAAATCCGCAATATCACGTTCCATGTACCAATTCAAAACATGACTAAAGCCGCGACCCTTATTTGATCGTGCCCACTTCATCAAGGCCGACACACGCCTAAGGATGTCCATTTGTTCAAAGGTTGGACATTTATAAATCGCCTCGCGGCGACTGCTGTTGCCCATATGCGTGATGTAAGGCTTATTGGATGTGAAAACATAGTTAACGTAGTTCTTAACCGAGTATTGCATGCCATACTTGTTGTTGATGGTGATTTCCTTACCTGTGATGAGATTCTTTAGCTTTGCCGAGTGATCATCCCTATCGGATGAGGGCTCATTCACAACGATAAAAACCTTTCCCTTCATAATGCCATTGAATGAGCCAAAGAGATCATCAGGCCCCAAGGCCGCAGCTGCTCCGCCATCGCCCATGCCTAGCATCTCGGCTATAAATTCCGGTATAGCTGATTTGCCCATACCTTCCATGTCGTGAATGAACTGAGGCGTCGTGTTATTGCGACGCCATGGATATTGAACAACGTTTGCCACCCAGTCATGCCAATAAGGCTCAAAGTGAGGCTCGGCCTGAAAGAAATACTTACAAAAATCCAAGTACGGGCTCGGATCCCCCGGTATTGGCTCATGCATCCACGCTTTGAATAAGTTGTAGCACCTATCCGGTGTGATTTGCAAGCCTTGAAACTCGGGATACATGCCGACAAAGTCCAGCTTACAACACCTTTGCCACTTCTTATACTCATCCAATAGTGGAATTTCACGCATAACGGGCTGGCCTCGGCTATTCGTCGTGTTGGAGATGAAGTATTCCTGCGCCGAGTCGATCTTAGCCTTTGACCAGCTTAGAATTAAGCCATCCCGTAAGCGGATGACGTCGCCATTCAGCAATGCATACTTAGTCTTAAACTCATAAAGCTTGGTATCAAGTGTGTCGATGCCATTCATGGTGATGGACGTCGTTGTTAAGACCTGACCCAGGTCACCACCACTTAGTAAATGATCATCAATGGCGTACTTTTTTCCTACACCCTGGCCAAACCGTCCAACACGGCACAGGTGTACATGTGCGCCTAGACCTCTTAATGAGACTGCCAGCTTGGTCTCGGCCATGCCCACTTGCTCATTCGGCTCGCCATGCTCCTCGGCTCCATCATAGTCAAAGATAATGTAAACATGACGGCTCTTATCCTGGAAAGCATTCTTTCTTCTCCAAGCTATTTGCATAAGGTCTTTGTGCAGGGGCAGACCCTGCTTATCACCCCAACTCGTTACGCCTGCCAGCCCGATCGGTACGTACTGAAGCTGATTGGCTTGGCAAAACTTCCAAATTTGCCAGGCTTTGAATTCTCCTTCCGTGATGATGATGGGTATGTCAACATCCTGTGAGATGTTTTTCCACTGTGGGCCGACTGGAAAGAAAATGTGTGACCCACTGGCCCTTGGCTGTGAGTATTTCATCTTACTTTTTGGATGTAAAAGCCTAACGCGGTGAAAGCCCGTGTCCGCGCCTGACCAATCTCTGTAAGGTAGTTTAATGGACCAGTCGCGTGTATGACCTAATAATACAAAAGTATCATCAGGTGATAGCAATTCAAGGCCTAAAGCCTGCTCATCCTGCTGTGAAAATTGTCTATTTTGTAGGAAGTCCTTGTATAATTGTTGTGGAGATAAGGTTTGTGTGGCAAAGCTCGATGTTGTCATCCTCGTGTACTCCTTGTCTTCTGTTCATGCGGTTCTCCTTCTGAGCCACTTCCCAACAAGGCTCTTTGACACAAGGTCCATAGGTTGATAGATCCTATGGACCTTATTTTTTTATAACAGTTTTGCATATAAATCCTTTTCAAAGGTCAAAAAGTCAAACGAAATCATATACTTACGCCCTGTGTATAGGCGCCTTTACACTGTCAAAGCGCCATGGTTTTTAACCTGGCCCCTCCGACCAGGTAAACATTATATCTATGCCGTGAGGCTTGTAAATTGTAACAGAGTGTAAAAGTTTGTCTTACTTGTGTACTTAACACGAGAGTGATGTATTATGCACTTGTAGCACAGCAGTTCTGACTCTAACTGACCATTGAAAGGAAACGCAAATGCAAACCACCACCACCGAATTCAACGCCGTTGCTGATGTTGCTGCCCTCAACGACATCGACCTCTTGGCCATCCTTGACCAACAAGCCAAGAAAATTGCCGCGCAAATCAAAACGCTCAAAGACAACCTAGCCAACAACCTTGGTGAAGGCAAGCACCGTGGTGATACATACGGTGTGCGCATCACCATCGAAGACCGCGAAGGCTCAGTCGATTACAAAGCTCTTTGCAAAGCGTATGGTATCACCGATGAGCAGCTGGCGACCTTCCGCGGCAAAGGCACCGCAGTTATCAAAGTTTGCCCCACAGCCTAACACAGCCACGGGGCTTCGGCCCCTCCTACTCAATAACTTAGGAGCTTACAAAATGAACCCACTCAACTACATCCACAACAACACCAAAGCAAAAGACGGCGCAATCCGCCAACATGTGATTGACGCATACCTTAACACAGGTGAGGCTGTTGTAGTCTCTGATCTTGAAAAAGCATTCAAAGTCAACTCGGCAACTATTTACAAAGCCTTGTTGGTTGATGGTGGTTCGATGTTTGATCGGTTCGATGATATGGTTGAACCTAGCAAAAAGTTGCTGCGTATGTTTGCAGCTTCAATTTCTCCAAAGCACGGTCTTACTGGCCCTTTCACAACAATCTAATGTAGGAGTACTAACATGGATGTACAAATCAAAACAGATGGTTACGAGCACGTCAGCATAAGCGATTACGAAGATGGAATTTGGCTGTCCATCTGGCATCCAAGAGCTCATGCAGGCGTACCCATGACACGTGAACAAGCTACGCAGCTCAGAGATGAACTCACCAAATACTTGGAGAATCAACATGCATAATTACGACGCATGGCTGGACAGGCAACTATGGGAGCATGACAATGATAGTGAGGCGCTGGAGGCATCGCGCCGTGAGTATGAAAAGTCCATTGACGAATATGAATCATTCCTTGAGAGCCTTTACGATGACTTCCGGTGATGGCTTAGTGCTTCTTGGTATGCTCATCATCTGCGTTTGCCTTGTGCTGATGATGGGCTTCGGTATCATTGTGTAACAACGTGTAAAAAGTACAAAAAATCTTGTACAAGATTGCGAAACGTGTTATAATGCAATCGTAGTACATTGATTGACTGACTTTTGAAAGGAACGTAGCATGAAATTCAAGCTAAATGTAACACGTGACGTTGACACCGATGAGCCCGGCGTGTTCATTCTCAACTTACCCAAAGGCTGGCGGTTTGATGATCAACAAGGCTCTAGGCATGACGATTACTCGCACGTTCGTGGCTACGACTCGATGAAAGAGCTTCGTGCCGACATCAAGTATTCTGTCATTGCTTGCCAGTGCAAAAGCTGCGGCTAATCAACCAAGGGGCTTCGGCCCCTACGTAACAACGTGTAAAAAGTTTAGAAATACCTGTACAAGAATCTAGAACGTGTTATTATTGCAACTGTAGCACCTCAACATCAACTGACTTTTGAAAAGGAAATCCAAATGGCACACATGATCGCAACCACATCCACCGGCAAAGCAGCTATGGCCTACGTCGGCGCTACTCCTTGGCATGGCCTTGGCCAACGTTTGACTGACGACGCATCGATCGAGACCTGGGCAACCGAGTCCGGCCTTGACTTCAAGCTTGCAACCGCTGATGTTCAGTTCCAACCTCCCGGTCATATCCGCACGACTTACAACGGTCGCAAGGTTATGTATCGCGAGGATTCGGGTGAGGCTCTCGGCATCGTGTCCAACCGTTACAAGATTGTTCAGCCTATCGAAGTCTTAGAATTCTTTCGCGACATGGTTGGCACGATCGCTCATCTTGAAACCGCCGGTGTTCTTCGCAACGGTGCGCATTACTGGGCTCTTGCCAAGATGGATGGCGAGTTTGATCTTGCCGGTGACAAGGTCAATCAATACTTATTGCTGGCTAGCTCGGCCGATGGCTCTCTGGCTACTCAGGCAAGACTTACTTCGGTCCGCGTGGTGTGCAACAATACTTTGCAGCTGTCGCAAGGTACAGGCAAGGCAGTGCAGGTGCGTCATAGCTCGATCTTCGACGCCGAGTCTCTTAAAGCTAAGCTCGGCGATCTTAATGAGGCCTTCACTCACTTTACCGCCGCATCACGTACTTTGGCCAGTATCAAAATCTCGGCCGAACAGTCTTCCAAGTTCTTTGCCAAGCTTCTTGGTGGTGATATTGACAAGCCCAGCCGTGCTGCGGTTCGTGCTCAGGCTTTGTTTGACGGTGCAGGCATCGGCGCTGACATGGAAAGCTCCAAAGGTACGGCATGGGGCGCGCTTAACGCTGTCACGCAGCTCCTTGATTGGGAAACCGCTCGTACCGGCGATGCTCGGTTGGCCAATGCTTGGTTTGGCGGCGGTGCTAATCTTAAGCAGCAGGCCATGCATGATTTGCTGGCTTTGGCCTAAGTTGTAAACACTCAGAGAGGCCGAGTGCCTCTCTTTTACTGACGATTGAAAGGAACTACATCATGTCTTTACCACTTACCTACGCGCATGTCTTAAATCTTATCCTTGCAGCCGAGAAAGTCATCACGCTTACTGGCTATCCAAGCCGCAAAGCTTGGGGTCAAAACATGCCGGAATCGGTTGATGACGCACGCATGCAATTGATCACACAAATCCAAATATGTAAGTTACGAGTTGAAACAGATTTAAGCGAAAAAAATGTTGCGAAAGATTGGTCCAACGTGTAAGTTGTGTGATATATTGCTTCTGTCGTTGTTGACTTTTGAAAGGTAACCAAATGAACATCTTCTATCTACATCAAGCAGCACCCATTGCAGCATCATTGCATTGCGACAAGCATGTTGGCAAAATGCTTATCGAGTCTTGCCAACTCCTGGCCACCGCGCATCATGTCCATGACAACGGCCATGCCGTTACCTATAAGCCTACACACATCAATCACCCCTCGGCCATATGGTGCCG